AGTCCATTGGTTCTGCATCCTTCAACATGTTAACCAAGTGGTAAGAGTCTACGTGTGAACTTGCGTTGTACGCTGTATCCCGTAGAAAGATACCATTGTTTAAAACTGGAGTTGCCATTTATATTTGTTTTTGTTTTTATTTACTAATTAAAATCTTTTGAACATATTGTTCTGTCTTTGTACAGTTCTTTTTGTACTTTTTCTTCTTGGTGTAGGTTCACTACTAGGTCTAGTAGATGAACTAACATTCTTTTTAGACTGTGCAGTTTTCAGTTTTCTCACTGTATCTGCAACAGCTGCCTGACCACCAATACTTTTAACTCTTTCTTTATATCCCTGTGGATCTGAAAGTAACCATAGTGCTTCTGCAATAAGGTCATGTCTTGGTTCTACAAACTGATATTTTTCAAGCAAGTGTCCTAATAAATTAGTTGGCTTACCAGATATAGAAGGATAGTTTGGTTGAACTAATCCTGAGTACAAATGATTTTGTACTCTCTTATCAAGCTTAAGCTCACCTAATCTACCTGTAGATAAAGTATTATAAACATTATCCATGTACATTCTAGCTTGCTCTTCTTGCTGTTTTTTCTTTTGCTCTTGTTGCGCTAATTCTTGAGCAACAATTTTTTCCTGCATTTTATCTAACTTAGGTTTGAACTGTCCAGCTTTTTTAGCTAGTCTGTCAGTATCAATCCAAGTATCAATTTCTTCTTCTATTTCTTCTGCAGTACCAAAGTTTGTAGCAGTTAAATACTGTCTAGCAATTCTAGCTTGATGATCAGGATTTTCAGCATCTAATTCAACAACTTCTTCTACATGAGAAAGAGTTCTAAATAGACCTTTTAAATCTGTACCGCCATCTGCTACATATTTAGCAGCTACTTGCAATTCTTGAGGAAGAGCATTAAAGAATTCTTTTGGAGTATCTTGTCTTATCTTAGCTTCTCTTTCTTGGAAGTTAGCTTCAAATAACTCTCTAAAGTCTTTAGTAGTGTATTCCTCAATTGGTTTATCATCATCAAAACCAAATAGAGTTCCTTCTTCAATCATCTTTTGAGCTAGCTCAACAAGACCATTTTTGTCAGTCTTTTTTCTACCAGGTTTTGATTGTCCAGTTTCTTCAGCAGTAATAGCTTCATCAAGTTCTGACAAAGCTTCATCTACTACAGAATCTGGAGTTGATTCAATTTTTTCCTCAGCTGTCATTTCCTTCTTAGGAGCTTCTTCAGTTGTAGTCTCTTCAGGCTTGTCAATGAACGATGTGTCAAGTTCTTCTTCCTTAGAAAAAATTGACTTTGGTTTACTTTCTTCTTCAGGGAGCATAACATTATCAGCTCCTACATTTCCAAAGATTTCATCAAGATTTACATCTACTTCCTCTACCGTTGTAGAGTCTTGTGTTTGAGTTTCCTCATTTAATTCTTCTGCCATGTGTCAGTTTTTGTTGGTTATTTATAATAATATACTAAAATAAATCTTAAAGATTTAAAATAAGTGCAAATTTTTTATGTAAAATTTTTCATTATATAGCTAAACTATTTTTTATTATCTCTTTGTGATGGTTTTACATCATATTTGTTCTTATTTTCTCTAGCTATTTGTAGTTGTTTATCTGCTACTTCTTTCTGAGCCTGTATTTTTTGCTCTTCAATGCTCATCTTTTGTTGATGTTTTAGCATATCATTAGCTTGTTTTTCTCTTTGTATCATAGTTTGTTGTTGATACTGCTCAGTTTTTCTGATATCACTCATTGCATCTTGATAGTCAGATTGTTCATTCTTATCAATATCCATCATAGAACCATATCCAGCAGCTCTAATCTCAGCAACAAGAATATCTTTTCTTCTATCTTTCTCAGCTTCCATAGCTTTGAAATCATTTTTCATCTTCTCTTGTTCTTGTTGAGCTTGTAATTGCTCTTGTTGCATTTGCTGTTGAGACTGCATCTCTTGTTGTTTCTGATCTTGTTGTTTCTTCTCAGAATCTCTCATGGCAGCATTTAACTCAGCAATAGAATCTGACTGTACAATTTTACCAAGGTCATATATACTAGCACCTGTAGTATTGTTTTGCATAGCCATTTGCTTAAGTTGTTCTAGTATAGCTCTGTGATTTGCAGTAGTACTACAGAATATATTAAGATCTCTCATTAACATATCAGTACCGTTAATCTCAAAGTTTACTTTTTCATCTGCAGATGTAATGTAAGTTAATCTTGTAGACGGAGAAGTACTATGATAGTACTGAGCTAAGTCAGTTCTCATTTGATGTACTCTAGGCATTAAGTAATCTGCATGCTGAATGAAATACATTTCTGTTTGAGCATAAGAAGCACTAGCCGCTTGTTCTACTCCTGTAGCAGTCATTTGAGCTATTTGCTGACCCATCCTTTGCGGATTAACACCAATAACTTCATAAGCTTGTTGTTTAAAGTAATTAGCTAGTTGGATCCTAGACATAAGTCTATTAGTCTGATCTAAATCAAGTTTCTGAAAGTGTTGGAAGTTTAATGCATTCTCTGTATTTGTAATAGATGTATCAAGAGGTAACATCTGAAAATCTTTCATGGCCACATAAGCCTTAGCTAAATTACCTTTACCCCAGTCCTCACCAAGTGAATGTTTAGGAAGAGTATTTTGATCTAACATGATAATAGTTCCTAATTCATCAACTAGTATATCAGCCATCTGATTGTTTACAATGTTATATCCAATCTGGAATGGTTTCATTAAATCTACAAGAGCTGTAGATTTTGTATTTCTATCTGAGAATACAGCACCTTCTACAGGAAGCTTACACCCATAGAGTGAATTATCTCCTTTAAACTGAAACTTAAGTGGGCCTGGTTTCTTTTTATCTATACCAATATACATTGGAGTAAATCCTGATGGATTGTTCATCCCCCAGTAACTAGGGATATTTGGTCCAATCTTGATACCGCCCCATACTTCATTGATCCAGATCCAATCTATATGTTCACCATATACAAGATTATCTTTAGTTTTATTTTTAAATAATCTAGTATCATATATAGGCTTATCTGTTACTTTATAGTCTTCAGTTATAATTTCTGTGATTACATCACCTTGCTCTGATATCTTAGTAAGATGACCTAGCTTTCTTTGTGACTTCCAGTACGCAGTAGTTACTCTAACTAAATATGCAGTACCTTCATCTTTATAATCTTCACTCTGTGCTAAGATTTGTTGAACAGCATCTTCACCATCTAGAACTGCACCACCCATTGCACTAGTGTATTGTCTCATTGCTAGAGATGGCATCTGTGTATTCCATTCATGTGATTTAGTAGCATCATAAAATGCACCGTCATTTTGATATCCTGTAATATTATATCCTGCAGCTCTAACTGGATATATAGCTTCTAAAGACTCTAATTGTTCTTCAGTCATTAAATATCCATACTTGTCAATTGCATCTGATACAGTAATCATATCTGACTTACCTACCCAGTTACAATCAGATATATATCTTGCATCAGGAGATTTGTGGTAGAATGTTAAAAGTGGATTCCATAACTCTACTTCATAATCATCCTCCATCATTCTCATATGCCAGAACTCTCTGTCTGTAATAAGCATATCTCTGAATGCTCTTTCTTCTAATTCATCAAGTCCAAATCTTTGAGCATCTACTTTATGTTGATGACTTGCCCATTCTTCAATCATAGATCTGTAGCTTTTCTTAAAGAACATTTCTATTTCTGGAAGAGATTTAAGATTTTCCCCGCTTAGTTGTTCTTGAGCTTCTTCAGAATTTGGATCTAAACCTTGCTCTAATAATGCTGCAGTTATTTTAGTACTTGCCTGAGTAAGTAAAACTTCTTCCACCATGGCCCTTTTTTGCTCAAGCATTTCATTATATGAAAACTCATCAACTGCTCTGTAAGTTAATTTAGTTGATCTCTTAGCAAATTCAGCTACTAAAACATTAATTACATTTGGTATGATAGGATAGAACTTTAGCTCTAGTGCGGATCCTTCATCTGTTTGAGTAAGTAAGTCCACAATTGTTCTTGACTCATTGTCTTCTTCTACTATATAATCCGATCTGTCAATATGACCCTTAGCTAGCTTATAGTTTTTAGAAAGTCTTCTGCCATTTCTACGCAATTGTTTAAGACCATTCCACTCTAACCAATCTAAGTTCCATGCAGCCCATTCATCATCTTTTTTCTTTTTGGGTAAAAACTGTAAGGGTTGCGTAACTGAGCCAATTCTGTTTTGCTCAACCTTAGCTCCCTTTTTCAATTGAAGTGCATTATATACCTGCATAGTATCTATTTAATGTTTTTAAATGCAGATCTTTTAAAGCCTCTGCCTCTTGATGTTTTATTTTTTCTACCCATATGCCTAAACGGAGTACTATTTAATTTAAATAAATTTTCTGACTTTTGCAACTTTTTAGCAGTGTCATCCCTATCTACTCTTTTAGTATAACCTCTGTTAGATTCTTGTATTTTCATAAATGATACAAGAGCTGCAAATGATACTAATCTATCCACGTTGACTCCATCTGCATATTCTTGCATTTCTTTTATAAGCATTGGGTCTGGTATTCTTTCTATACCATAAGTTGTTCTTACCACAGTTCCATCATCTTTTGTTTCCTGATCAAGCTCCTCACTTACAAACTCAATTGCATAAGATAACAGGTGTGCTTTAAATAATGTTCCTGTATTTTTCCAGCCATATTCTTGGAATACATTTCTATTAGAACCAAGATCTTTAAGAAACATTATCTGACTCTTTGGTACTAGATATTTTTGTTTCTTTCTAGATATCATATACTGAATAAATAAAGATATGTTATTCTCAATTACTGTCCATGCATTATAATACTCTATGATTAGCTCTAGTCTTTGGTGAGTTTTATTTATATCATCAAATCTTCCACACCAAGCAGCTACTATTTTGCTTTGTTCTATGTATGTTTCTGTTTCTTCTCCAGTAACTTTAGTTACTTCTACAGAGTTTTTCATTACATAAATAGAACACAATGATTCTGATGTTGTAGTCTTGCCTTCTGATACGGGGTCAATAGAAGCATAGTATGTCCCAAATCCTGGATCTGCAACTGGTCTTTCCCATACTACAAGACAACCTGTTTTATCTTCTGTTTTTTTATTTATAGGAAATTGTTTGATTGGTTGTTTATTGCTTTTCTTTACAGTAGGTTTACCCTCATCATCAGGAAATATATCTAAGAATTCGTATGCATATTCTTTTTCTTCTATCCTTCTATTTTGTGCTGCTAGCAAATGTGTAGGAAATACTGATACAGATCTGTTATCAAATGCTTCTTTAATATTTCTAGGATGCTGAGATATCCTAAGCTGATAATCTTCAGGCGGTAATTCTCTTTTCCATTCATCAAACTGCTGTTGTAATGCTTTAGTAGCTTCTTCAACTAATGAGTTACCATATTGATCTATATGTGGAGGCATAGACCATTGCTCTGGTATAAATAAACCTGACAAACCTGTAGTACCTTTATGGTCAATTAAATCAGTTTCTACGGCATAAATATCTTTAGAAGTTGGATTAAGTATCATATCCTTAAGCGGATTGCATTGTGACAAGTCACCCACTGATCCTGCTGCTATAAATAATCCTGTAGTTGTAAGTCCTGATCTCATTGCTGGTCTCATATACTCATATGTCTTATCCATCTTAGGTGCAATACCTGCCTCTTCATGAAAGAAGTATTTTACTGGACCCCCTACACCATTTGTTGGATCTTTCTCAAATGACATACCTTGTATTGTACCTTTAAGACCTACCTCAGTTTTTCTATTGCCTTTCCTTACTTCTATCTTCTGCTGCCACATCATAACCTTACTTGGATTCATTGGTCTATACCAAGCAGTATGTTCATTTAAGAATGCAGCATATTCATCTAGAAACTTCCAAGAGCCTTTCTCATTTATATAATCTTTAAGACTTGCTCCTATCTTTAAAGTTACCCCAGCTTCAAACCATAACTGATTTACAAGCTTTGCCATATGGTAGTAAGAAGAGGCTATCTGTCTTTTCTTGAGTATAGCTGCATGTTTATAGTTTAACTCTGCTAACATTTCATATAAAGCTAGATGATACTGAGCATCTCTAATATCAGCAAAACCAAACTGCTGTATTTCTTTGTTAAAGATTGGTAAGAAGTTTAACCACATATAGTAATCTCGTGCAATATACCAAGTGTTATCTCCTGATTTATATATTACACCTCTTCTACACTTTTGCTTTTCTCCTTCCCAATAACTTATAAAGTCTCTTGATTTAAATGGTGAGTCGCAATAAAATCCTTGAGTGTTAAACTTAGTAGCTTCTGCATTAAACTCCTTGCTAGTTTCATCAAAGTGATATTCACCAGGTTCTTTGAATAGATCTCTTACATAAGTTGCAAACTCTTCTCTAGATTCAAAGCTTGTGCTTGTCCATGTTCCATTGTCCCATGTAGGTATATCCTGATATATCTCACTCTTATTGATCATATCCTAGTCCAATACCACCTCTTACATTACTCTGTTGTTCTTCCTGAAGATCTTTATATGCTCCTTTAAATGATTCTCTAATCTGTTGATACTTAGCTGCTGCATTTACTAGAGAGTTAATATTACCATCTCTACCATGTTCAATTGGCGTAGTCTGCATATATCTACCTAATCTATCTAACATAGCTGCAATACCTTTATATGCTCTAGAGGTTGGTGTTTCATACATCTTCTCACAGAACTTAAGTGCTGCCCATATATCATCATCCTCTGTGCTAAACTCTGCATCTAGTTCTTTCAGTACTACTTCTTCTTTCTCATGCTCTGGAGTGTGAAAGAAAGGATTCATATCTGGGTTAGGGCATGTCATATAAAATAAATACTGATATATCTTCAGATAATCATCAGGGTAGTTATCCATTATATCTTTTAATGACTTAAGTGTATAACAGTGTTCTGTTGGTACAACCTTGCCATTCTGTATGTCAAATAGTTTTGCAATCATTTTTTTAGTTTATGTCTGTTGTCTGATAAATAATGGATTATTGAGATAACTTCATCTTTCAGATATGGGACAGGAATCTGCACTACTTCTTTTACAATAGGATCTCCTTTATCTGTATATTTAGTTATAGGGTAACCATAATCATCTTTACCCTCTTCCTCAAACTGTATATGGTAGATAAACATACTACCTGGTCTTAATTTGGGGTTGTGCTTTATTATAATATACATATAAATACTGAGCTGTAAGGCATAATGATTAAAGTTACAGTCATCTAAATGAGATAAAGGAAACTTCATTTTCTGTGATATACCCTCCCAATCTTTATAGGATTGCATCTTAATTTCTTTGTTTGTCTTGTAATCAATGATAGATACTTTACCGTTTACCACTTCTACAAGATCTGACTGACCACATATGCCTGCTGACTTAAGATACACCATATGTTCAGGATATACACCTGGATCTAGTTTTTGATTAGGAGATATCTTTACACCCTCATCTTTAACTATAGGACTAAATACAGGAACTGTGCATCCATCTCTTTCTATAGATGCAAGTGCACATAAATCAGCCTCTCTTTGGTTGTGATAGAATGTACCTAGAGTCATAGCTCTTTCAGATTCTTTCTTCCATATATCTTGAATCTGTTTAGGTTTCATTCCATACCATTTAGAATTTTTTCTTTTGGATACTTTTTGCGCTACCTTTTTGGCATCAAAAGGTTCTTTAAAATGAGATGTTAATGTTGTTACACTTACCCAATTTATAA